CGGGCCGGAAGGTGATGAAGAATAAGAAAATTTTCATCGCGACAACCCACTGTGACGCGGTTAAGGAATCCGGTCTTCAAGATCCCGTTGAGTTCTACATCCAAAAGGTGTTTGAAAAAGCGGAAGATTTTCAGGATGAGAATGATAAGAAGAAATTCTTATTTCCGATACAGGGCGGCGGATCAGGAAAGAATTGGAAACCTGGGTGTATCCCTCAATCAACCTGGGTCTGCTACGTGCAGGATGCAAAAAGGGATTTGTACCGTCTCGAATTAAGAACAAACTGGTTCAATTTACTACACAGGAAATCAATCGAATTGGCGGAGGAGTGCAACAAGGTATCCTTGGATATGTTCTCATCACCTGACGATGGTTTCCCGTTGATTATTGTGAAGGGAATCAAAACACAGAACGGAAAGGAAAGGGTTTATTATGATGTTGAGGCAGGAAAACCCACGGTTGGACAATCATGGGAAGATTTTTTTGAAAAATGCAAGATCTCCGATTCGGAATTAGAAAGATTGGCGGGTCAACCATCTTTGAAAGAATTATACGTTGACTGTTACACAACCCGTGATTTGAATCTCGCGCTAGAGGGGTTGAAGAATCTCGAAGCGCAACACCCGGAGTTCGACGTGTTGGGTGATCCTGACTTCGAGGAACTTGTAAGTAAGTTATACGAAATCGTTCCGGAACCGAAACAAGTTGCCGAGGATGAGGTCGAGCAGGCGTTTAAAAAAGAAGAATCGAATGAAGTGACACCATTGAAGATGAAAAAGATGCTTCGTGAGTATATAGCATCAAATTATTCCGACGAAGGGTATACCTTACCGAATTTATCGAAGGAGGATCTCGTTAAGTGGTATCAACTCGCGATGGAAGGTGAAGAATTACCGTTTGATGAAATCGAGGGAGGTGAGCCCGAGGTCATGGATGAAGCACGCAATACATCGCCGGTGACTGAAAAAAAAGAAGCAAAACAGGGGGATACCGGGGTTAAAATTCACGATCCGAAAGATGTGAAAGCTTCTTTGAGAAATATTCTTAATCGAAAAAAATAAGAAAGGGGTAACACCCTTTCTTTTATCAACATGAAATATGGATAAGAATAAGGTCATAGGTGTCATCTCAACGGATTGGCACCTACAACAATCTAATATAGCTATCGTGAAAGATCTTATTAATCAGCAGATTAAACTTGCACAACAACATGATTGCAAGACATTACTCTGTTTGGGAGATGTGTTCGATAGTAGGATTTCACAGAGAGAGGAGGTTTTGAATGCGTTCACAGCGATACTTGACATGATCGGGGAGAATCACATGGTTCTGGGCTGTATTCCCGGAAACCATGATAAGACTGATTATAAAAGTGATAGTAGTTTTTTGGATCCGTTTTATCATCACCCAGCATTTTACCTTCACAGAACCGAGGAATTAATATCAATTCAAGATCTAACGGTGGGTGTTATACCGTTTTATGACACTGAAATATGGTTGGAAAGGTATGAGAAGCTGAGGAGAAAGATCTCCGAGAATGGTATCGTGGCGTCGACACCCAAAGTATTGCTGAGTCATACCGCGTTAACAGGAAGTGTCAATAATGATGGCTCAAAAGTTATAAGCAAGATCACACCTAAGTTATTGAAAGAAACCTTCACGAGGGTTTATCTCGGCCACTATCACAACGCCCAGGAAGTATCACAGGGAATATATCACCTATCTTCGATAAGGCAGAATAATTTCGGCGAGGATCCGGAAAAAGGCTTTTGGTTGCTACATGATGACGGGGAAGTGTTGTTTGAGAAAGCACGATTCAGGGAATACCGTTCATTCAAGATTGACCTAGATAACATATCGAAATCAGAACTAGTTAAACTCGCGGAAGAGCAAGACACATCGAATTCAAACGTGAAAATTGAATTTATCGGATCTGAAAGTAAACTTAAATCACTTGCCGATGAAATTTTCACGGAGAAGGGTATTATTGTGAAGAAACGGAGAAAGGATATAGAGTGCGATGTTGTTCCCGTTAACGGAGAAGAAAATAATCCGGTGTCGAAAGCAAGCATGAAAGATGTGTTTAAAAAATTCTGTGACGAGAAAAAATATGATTTTAACGCGGGATATAATTTCCTGAAAAAATACGTTGAGTGATGGATTTAAAAAGTATGATTGCCGGAATTGAGAAGGAGTTCGGTAAGGAAGCGATATGTGGTAGTTACATAGATGTTGAGAGAGTGTCATCTGGTTCGTTAATCCTAGATAGAGCTCTGGGTGGGGGTTACGGACTGGGTAGGTTGGTTGAAATATTCGGACATGAATCGAGTGGCAAAGCCCTAAAGAATGGTACAAAGATATTTACGGAACAAGGTCTCACGCCTATTGAGAGTTTAAGAATAGGGGATAAGGTTTACGCGTCGGATGGAAACCTTTATCCTGTAACCGGTGTTTATCCTCAAGGAATAAAACGATTATATAAGGTTCGGTTTATTGATGGTGTTGAAAAAATATGCTCGGAGGACCATATTTGGTTCGCAAAAGATATGGGTAACCCTCATATTCGAAAATATGCACCCAGAACGCTTAAATCAATGATAGAAAAAGGCGTTTTAAGAAATCGCGTTCCGAGTGATTATAGGAGGGGCATAACAAAGCCTAATTATAGATGGGAGATTCCTTTATGCAAACCTTTAGAGAGAGAACCTATTGATTGTTTTATCTCTCCTTATATTTTGGGGGTTCTTCTTGGCGATGGATGCCTCCATTGTTATCCCACTATGGCGATAGGAAACACTGATTCCGATATTATCGATCGAGTTAAATTAGAATTAAATGATGGTTACAGGATAACTGTTTGTAGAAATCAGAAAAATTGTTCTCAATATCGAATTGTAAAGGATATTTATAGTCGTGAAAATGAATATATTTCTGAACTTGATCGATTAGGTATTCGAGTTCCTTCGTCCGATAAGTTTATACCAAAAAACTATCTCAACGGTTCTATTTCGCAAAGAAGGGATCTGTTGGCGGGATTAATGGATACGGATGGTTGCGTTTCGGCAAGCGTTGTATCATATACAAGCGCATCACTTCAACTTATAAACGATATCATTTATCTTGTTCAAAGTTTAGGTGGATATACGTCCCCGGTTAAATTATGTCATAACACGAAAGGTTTTTCCTATTACTCTATTTCGTTGAGGGTGACGTTCAATCCATTTAGTTGCAAAAGAAAGCATAGTAAAGCCGCTCTTCTCACAGGAAGGGGGTGTCATAGAAAGGTTGTCGCAATAGATGAGGTTGATGCAGGCGAATGTACTTGTATTAGCATAGATTCACCCGATCATTCATATTTGCTTGAGGATCATGTTATAACACATAATACTTCCCTCGCCATTCACGCGTGCAGGGAAGTGCAGGATATGGGTCGCTCAGCAGGTTACATCGACACCGAGCAGGCGATGGATCCTGATTATATGAGAGCGTTGGGGGTCGATTTGAGCCCGGAAAAGTTTGTGTTAAGTCAGGCAGACTCAGCAGAGATGGCCCTTTCCATCATGAGGAGGATGTTAGATTGCCCGGATATTGGTATAATTATCCTTGACTCCATCGCCGCGCTGGTACCCAAAGCGAGGATAGATGGTGAGGTCGGTGACGCGGTAATCGCATTAGTTGCCCGGTTGATGAGCGCCGAGTTACCCCTTATAGCGCAGAAAGCAAAGAAGAATAAGACGTTGGTTATATTCATAAATCAATACCGAAGTAATATCGGATTTATGGGTGCGGCGAACACAACGCCCGGAGGAAACGCGATGAAATTTTACGCATCCCAGCGTATTGAGATTTGCAGGATGGGTAATAAAAAAGAAGGCGATGACGTCACGGCTATCCGGAGTAAGGTCACCGTTAAGAAAAATAAAATAGCACCACCGTTTAAGCAGGCGGAGATTTCAATCGCTTTCGGTAAGGGAATCGATATCATGCAAGAAATATTAGATTTATCGATCGAGCAGGGTATCGTCAAGAAAAACGGAAGTTGGTTTTCCTACAATGGAACGAGTCTGGGTCAAGGCGAGGTGAATGTCAAAACCGTGTTATCCGATAACCCGGAATTATTGGAGGAAATACGCAAACAGATAAAATTAGATTAACATGCAACCGATAAAATTAAAGTTAACGAATTTTCTTTCGTTCAGGGAACTTGAATATGATTTCGAGGAAGGTCCGGTACTTCTGGTTGGTGAGAATAGATCCGATGAGGGTCAGGAGAGTAATGGAAGTGGGAAGACCGCTATTCAATCCGCGATAGAGAAGTGTTGGTTGGATTACACTTCTAGAAAGAATGTCCGAGATATTGATTTAATTAGAAGGGGCCAGAAGGAATCGGTTATCGAATCATGGATTTATTGCCCGGTAAGGGATCAAGTTCTCCATATCAAAAGGGTTTTGACGAGAAAGGGGAACAAGCTTGAACTCTATATCAATGATGAACCCATTCAATTCGCGACAGTGAATGATGGGAATAATCGAATTATCGAATGGATCGGTATCACAAAGGAGGATCTGAGTAATTATTATATAGTGAACAAAGAGCGTTTCGCATCTTTCTTCTCATCATCAAATTCACAGAAACTTCAATTGATGGCCCGATTTAGTAACGTAGGTTTTCTTGATGATATTGATAATGATATCAAAGTTGGGATATCAACGAAAGAACATGAAAGGTCAAGTATTCTTGAAAAAAAATCATTTATTCAAGGAAAAATTTCGGTTTTCGAGGAACGGATTAATGAATGTTCCCTTGAGAAGTTTGAGAAAGCGAAAGAGGAGGCGATATCAAAGTACAGGGATGAGATAGATAATTATGAAAATTCAATCGAATCGAGTAAAAATACGATCAACCATCTTTCGACCGAAAACGAGGATATTAAGAGGGAGCTGGTATCCGTTAATAAGAAATTAAAGGAATACACGGACTCGCTCTCACGAAAAGTTGATGAACATTCATTGATAAGCAAAAAAATTAGTGATATCGAAGCGGGTTTGAAGGGTTATCGCGAGAGGGAGATTGAATTGAATTCGGCGGTAAAGGACGCGGTTGACACTGAACGTGAAATTGAAATGGCACTTGGTGAGATAAACAAGAAACTCGCAGGTATTATTACCTGTCCCAAGTGCGGCCATAGATTCCTCGTTGATGAGGATTCGGATGTTGACGAAGAGGAATCGAAGAAGGTGGAAATTCTTTCATTGAAAAAAGAGATTGGAAAATCCATCCAATCGTTAAGGAACGATTTATCGCGATTGGAGGACGAAAGCCGCGAATCAACGAACTCATTAAAATCGGAGAGGGAGATTGAGATATCTTTTTCCCGTGAATTATCGTCTTTAAGGAAAAATATTATCCAAATTGAAGAAGACATCGATAAAAATCAATCGATGATTGAAAACAATAATAGACGTATTAAATTGGAGGAAAAAAGTATACTCGATAGTAAGAACGAGATAACGAAATGGGAAGAATGTATTAAAAAAATGGGTGAGAAAGATCCGGGTGATTCATGGGAGGAGGAGATAACGAGAAGAAGGACGGATTTATACGAAGCCCAGGTGACGCTAAAAGATATCAACGACCTTTTAAAAGAAGTTGAGTCGGAGATTGAAAATATGAGGGTTTGGCTCATTCAATACAAGGAATTCAGAATGTACCTTGCGAATATCAGCATCAAAGAGATACAATATAATTGTAATGAGATGTTGAAGGATATGGGATCCGATTTACGGGTTAGTATTGACGGTTTTAAAAGAAAAGCTGATGGTACAATTAAGGAGGAGATTACACCGACAATTATAAGGGATGAGGCTCTGTCGTTCAATTCTTTTTCGGGAGGTGAGAGGGGTAGATTGGAATACGCGATGATACTTGCACAACAGAAAATGATCAATAATTCAAGTAAACATAACGGTTTGAATTTTTTATTCACGGATGAGATAGCGGAAGGAATCGATGCGTTGGGTTTAAAATCCCTCGTGAAATCATTGAATCAATTTTCATTTCCCATGATGATAACGACCCACGTTGTGAACCAAGCAGTTGGAAGTAAGGTTTTGAAGGTTATCAAGGAAAACGACATAAGTAGGATAGAATAATGAAAGAGAAAGTTTATATTGGAATTGATCCCGGAAAGGCAGGTTTTATATGTATCCTGCCACCGTATGAAGAGATCGAATTCATACCGATTCAAAAAGATCCGAAAGCAGAATTCGATTTGTGGCATATTAGGGGGGTTATTGAGGGTATATTCACTCGGTTTGAGAGCATGGATATTGTTGTTGGTATCGAATCAGTTCATGCATTATTCGGTGCGTCAGCGGGTAGTACGTTTAACTTCGGTTATATAACCGGGGTGTTGAACGGTCTCGTCGCGGCAAAAGGTGTTACCATTGTTAACCCACAGCCGAAGGAATGGCAGAAGGTTATGTGGGAAGGCGTGGGTCTGATTAAGAAGAAATCATCATCAGGGAAGACCGAGGTAACCGACACGAAGGCAACCTCCATCAAAGCCTGCAAGAAGTTATTCCCCACCGTTGATCTTAGAAGGACTGAAAGATCAACGAAGATGGATGATAATAAATGCGATAGCTTGCTCATCGCGATGTACTTAAAACGTAAAAATTTTTGATATGGCGACGAAATTTTATTGTCGAAATGAGAAATGCGACAAGTACAATGAAGAAATTCATTTTAATTCGGTTAGTTACGTGATTCGGGATGGACATCTCACACCAAAGGAACGACTTGTTTGCGATCGTTGCAATCAGGAAGTTGAGATGGTGAATGTGAAAAATGAAGGAGGTGCGGGGTTTAATCTTGCACGGTTTGATTCACTCTCTAATGATGATAAGAAGAGATGGATAATGGAGAGAAATAAAAAAGTTCGAAAACACGATGCTGAGATGAAGCGATTCTATGAAAAGAAGATTCTCGGTACAAATTTGGATTGATATGGCGGATTTATTAACAGGTAATATCTGGGAAGTTTGTTTGGGTATTGTCAAACATCAAGGAGTTCAGCTCATGGTCCTTGAAAATTTCGGGGAATTGAGCTTCTGGATCGTTGACAATTTTTCAACAAAAGGTATCGGTCAAAGCTACAATGAGTTGACTGGGAAAGATATCACACAGTATTTATCTCACCAAGCGTTTTATTCACCAAGTGGAAAATCCTTGTTGGAACAAGCGCAGGGGGTGAAACGGGTGACAATGAAGTTTGGGCACGATAATTATATTTGGGTCTTAAATGTTGAGTGACCATGTGAGGAGGAATTTTCCTCCTCTTTTTACATAAACTTTTTCCTGATTTTTATTGGAGAATAGATAAACATTGTGTATCTTTATGGTGTTGAAAGATAAGAACAAGATTCAATAAATACGATTGTGAGTAAAATAATTAGAATGGAAAGGGTTACCTCATGGACGAGGGCTCTTAATGCAGCGAGAAGAACAGTTGGTAAACGACCTTTAGACAGAGAGCCTTCAAAATCATGGGAAGCGAAAATGTTACTGGCAGAGCATAGTCCGATTCGGTTGGTTGAATTCGAATGGACGTGGCAGGATATAAAACAATGGATCACCGTTCATCTAGTGAGACATCATGAGGGATGTGAGAAATTTGTTCATTCCCAGAGAGAAGATCGGAGGAATTTGATTGTACCCCGGGATAAACTCGAACAAGGTTCACTGAATGACATGGATATGACTGCTAACGCACAAGCGTTAATAAATATATCGAAGGTTCGTCTCTGTATGAAGGCATCGAAGGAAACGAGAAGGGCGTGGCGTCAGGTTATAGACGCGGTGAGGGAGATAGATCCTGTGATGGCGGATAAGTGCGTACCGTCTTGTGTATACAGAGGTTTTTGCCCGGAGATGGAGGGGTGCGGGTATGATAAAACGAATGAATTCCAAGAAGTGTTGAAACAATATAGAAAAACTGATTATGAGAACTGATGTTGAGATTTTAGTTGAAAAAATACTGAACGCGAATAATTTATACAGAAAGGGGTCTCCCATTATGACGGACGCGGAGTACGATTCATTGATCGACGACTTACGGGAGATAGAACCCGACCATATGCTGTTGAGGAGAAGCGTTATCGAGTCGGTAAAAGGTAAGGATCGAGTGAGTAAACTCCCTCTACCGATGTTTAGCTTGGAAAAAGTTAAAACGATGGATGACGTTATCTCGTGGTTAAAGTGGTTAAAAACGTTCCCCGGGGAAACAAAATTGGTTTTGACACCTAAATATGACGGCATTTCCCTCCTCACGGAGACGGATCTTTACGGGAAGGCTTGGACAAGAGGTGATGGTGATGAGGGTCAGGAGAGTTCGGAAAGGTTCAAACTTTTATGGTACAGGCGCCGTGGTATGATCCATTTGAGAGAGATTGGCGCGCATTACTGTTGGGGAGAGGCTATCATGAGAAAGGATGAATTCAAACCGTATCTTGAAAGTGGCGAGTACAAAACGGCTCGAAACATGGTTGCCGGTCAGTTTAACGGTGATAAATGGCGAGCTGATATTATGACAAAAATTGACTACGTTATTTACGGTTGTGATCTTGATCTCGATAAATCAGTCCAAATGTTTGAGTTAAAACAACTCAGTGATATCAAGTACGAGATTACCACTGTTCATGAAATATTGGATAATACCGATATCTTCCAGCAGCTATACGACGAGTGGTGCGATGTTTATAACATTGACGGTATCGTCATGGAGATCAGTTCCGTCGATCTTAGAAAGGAGTTGGGAAGATTACCGAATGGAAACCCACGATATGCCGTGGCGGTGAAATTTCCTGAATGGAATGATAGTAAGCTAACGAAGGTAACAGGTATCACGTGGAAGATCAGTAAAGACGGTCTCTCAAAACCGGTGATTAGCATAGAACCCGTTGAGCTGGCCGGTGCGACTGTGACAAATGTTACAGGACATAACGCGGCGTATATCGTGGATAATTGTATTTGCGAGGGAGCGAACATCAAGGTTAGGAGATCCGGCGATGTCATACCGAAGCATGATAAAACGATAATGTATGATGCACCCGATTATGAAAAGATGCGTGATGATATGATTATATGTCCGAGTTGTGGGAGACCGTTGCGCTGGGATAAGAACCTTGTCGAACTTGTTTGTGTTAACCGAGATTGCAAGGAAAAGATCATCGCGAGAAACCTGTTTTTCTTTGTCACGATGGGTATCGAGGAGATAGGTGAACCAACCGTTAAGAAATTATACGAAAACGGTTATAAAACGATCAAGGACATATTATCAATGTCAAAAGAGGCTTGGACCAAGATAGAGGGACTTGGCGTGGCGAATTATGATAAGATCTTTTTACAGATAGAGAAGATCGGGTTGTTCACCGAGATACCCCTCGCGAGACTTTTAACCGCGTGTAACGTTTTCGGTGGTGCGTTCGGTGAGAAAACATGTCAGTTAATTTTCGATAACATTGATGATGTTGAGTTTGATGAGATATGGAAGAAGGAACCCTCCTCGGAACACCGCTGGTTCGACCTTGAAAATCGTCTGCGGGAAATCAAAGGGATCGGCGCCACCGTGGCATCAAAATTCCTATCAAGCATGATTGGGCTAGACAGGGACATGATACCCTTGGATAAATTCAAAACGTATATTCGAAAAAAGAGAGTTGAGTGCCAAGGTAAATCTTACTCAATATGTTTTTCCGGTGTGAGGGATAAATCACTTGAAAGTGAATTAGAGGGGAGGGGTCATAAAATAGTGTCGGGGGTTAGTAAAAACACGGATATTCTGATCGTTAAGGATGTGAACGGGAATTCTTCAAAGATTAACAAAGCGAAGGAACTCGGTGTTGACATTTTATCGATTGATGACAGGGAGGGTATTTTATTGAAAATTAACGGGTAGCTATGCGGTATTTTTATTTGGAGAAGACATATATCTATGTGGGTTTCAAATATGATCCATCACTTGTATCCATGCTCAAGCAAATCGGTGGTTTCTTCTATAATCCCCAAACGAAGGAATGGTACCGTGAGATCTCGTTGGATAAGGGTAAACTGATAGAACGATTCCTTGAACAGAATGATTTTGTAAACAAGAGACCTCAACCTTCATTGGATAATCTCACTCTCCCCGAATACGAGGAGATTATTTCGTTAGAAAATATAAAGGAATTGATAAATGATCTCCATCTGAAAAGAAATTTACGTGATTATCAGATTGAATGTATTCATTACCTTGCAAATCACCCTAACGCTATAAATGGATGTTCACCGGGATTGGGGAAAACGGGTGTGTCCATCGTTTTAGTTGAAGCACTTCAATTATTTCCATGTCTCGTCGTAACTCCCGCGTCGGTAAAGTATGGATGGAAGGCTGAGTGGCAGAAATGGGTTGATATGAGAAAGAGAAAAGTTCAAGTACTTGAAAGCAAGGACAAATGGAAACCTCACCAAGATGTTTACGTTCTAAATTATGACATATTGTATAAGAAGGATAAGGAAAATGGTATTCAAATTAGATTCCCCGAATTATTGGAAATGGAGTGGGAATCAATGTTCTTGGACGAAGCGCATATGTGTAAAAACAAAAAGAGCCTCCGAAGTGAATGGGTTAGGAAAGTGGCGAAGAAATCACAGTTCATTTACCCCCTAACGGGTACGTTGGTTATGAACAGACCCGCAGAATTGATTAATATACTCGAATTAACGGGGTGGTTCAAGGAACTGTTTAATGATTGGACTTCTTTTGTTTATAGATATTGCAATGGGAAGAAAAGGTGTGTGAGGGGTCAATCCTACGGCTGGGATATCTCTTGTGCGAGCAACACGTTGGAATTAAATAAAATCATATCGAATTCATGTTATTTTAGAAAAGAGAAGAGGGACGTTCTTACAGAGTTACCTCCGTTGATTGAGAATGTCATTCCAGTTCATATCAGTAATATGAAAGAGTATAAAAAGGCGGAGAGTGGCCTGATCGATTATCTGAGTAAGATTGATATTGAACGCGCCGAGAAGGCGGAGAATGCACCTCATCTTGTGAAGTTAAGCACGTTGAAAGAATTGTCTTTGAAGGGAAAGATGAAGGATATAGAAGTGTTTCTTAATGAGTGGAAAGAGATTTCGGAAGAAAAGCTATTGATATTCGGTGTTAGGAGGGAGCCTTTAAAAAAGCTTGCTGAGAAGTACCGAAGTCCGATTATTCAGGGTGGTATGACTGCGAAAGATAAATTTGACACTGTTCAAACTTACAGAACGAGTTGCGAACAGTTTTTATTCGCGAATATAGACGCGGTGGGAACTGGTGTCGATGGATTACAGGATTGCTGCAGTAACCTCGCGTATATAGAATTGCCGGATAAGTTCACAACATTGGACCAGACAAAT